AATCTTAGCCCCTCGGGTATTTCTTGTTTTACTGTCCCGAGAATCGGACTCTGTAGCAGTCATTGCAACACTTGGACTAAGCCCAAAAGTTTGCATCGAATAGCCGGAACCGCTCACAATTCTTTCCATAAGGGCTAAAGCCGTGGCACTATGAGCTTCATAACGAATAGCAAACTGATTTGGGTGGATTTCCATCTTTTCACTGCTTACTCCAAGAGCATTCATTTCAACGAAGACTTGTTGATCTAAGTCGAATGTCCCCTCTTGTCCGCGACCCTTAGTGCTCAAATAACCTTGCGGAACAATAATTCGAGCCTTTCCCAAATGGATATCACGCATCCATGACGTCCAAGTCTCATCTAATGCGTCCATAGTGCTAATAGCCGAATGGTAGTCAGAACGTCCGAGATTACTTGCCTGCCCTAAGTCATGCCACGCGCGCGTTTTGAGATTAGGTATAAACACACAGTCTAAGTCAAATAGATTAGTAGTTACCTCGTCCTTTAATCTACTTGTTTCTTCCACAGTAGCTAAGGGGACTCGGCTACCTATGGTAGTAGCTGTACCTGCATATAATCCGTGTTGAATCGAACCCCTTTCATGCAACTCCAGATGCCTATAAATCTTCCCGGTTTCCGACTCAATAATCCGCCAAAACAGGACTGATATTAGAATGTCATACGAAAAGGTTGGGATAGCAAGGTCGGGATAAACAATGGAAAGGAGGGGAGTGTTTGATAACTTAGAATCGTACCCAACCCGAAAGTAAACATCTCCTAGTGCCGAGCTGATTTCGGCAGCTTCTAACAGTTTAACAAACAAACCGTTGTCAATGTATTCCTCAACCCTAGCCTGATGCTCCGGAGTAGATACCTCGATCTTAGGCGGACGTCGGAACAATTGATGACTACTCTCAGCAGCTATTTCCTCGGCTAACGGGATATGAAGTTTGTTTCGATAGCTCGTTCCCTTACTCTTTGGCGTCCCCCAAAAGATACGGGAGACTGCCCCGACTAATCCGCCATAGAATTGCGATGCCCTCTCCCCCGAATGACTCGTTACGTGACTACCGTAATAAGACATTAGAGCTTGTGGGTCGCCAGAATACCATGCGGCTAGTTCTTTGTACTTCGCCGAGACAGTATCGAATGGTGCGGGTGGCCACTTGATATTACTCGTCGGGAGAGGCATCAATCAACCTTTCAAACTCCTCAGACGTATAGTCCATAAACCCACCCTCAGTCTTAAGTAAATACTCACCTACCATTACACGGAGCCATATAACAGAGTGAGTAAGTCCCTCCGTACAGTACTCGACACCCGTCAACCCTGCCACAGAACCGTTACACCATTCTGCTACTTCAATCAGGTTTTCTCTCTCCACTAGAACACACTCGACTGGAATGGACTTAGTTACCCCACTCAGGATCTTCATTTCTTCTTTTTCCTTCCTCCGCGAGACTTGCTGTTAGCTATCTTTGCCGACTTCTCTTTCGAGTATCCCTTCTTTCGTAGTGCTTCATACACCTTTGGACGCTTGATAGTTCGATACTTTTTACCCGGCATCTGCCAGCCATTCTACGAAATCCGGATTATCCCGAAAGACACCCAGTAACGGACCAGACATAGCCGCTACAGCTCGTTCTTCAACATCTTCTAAATTGGCCTTAGCGTCCCTATCCGGGTCACAATCCGTCACCCGAAAGCAAAGGTGCAGGACTTCATGCAATACAGTTTCTCGTTTGTAATCCTCTCCTATGGGGGTACCCATTTTAATGGACTTTGTGCCAACCGCAATTAACTGTGCTGAGGGACTTGAGTACCCGACATAGTCTCCTCTATCTCTTACGGAGTGTTCTACTACCAATTGATCCGACTCCACAAGTTTAATTGTCAAGTGACCAATTCTAATACTTTCCGGCATATCCATTACACACCCGTCCCTTCGCCAAATATAACAAGCCAACGTGCCTTTGAGACACCAGGGAAATGCTCCAATAAAAAACGTTCTCCCTCTAGACTAAGAAACCATGCTTTCATATCTACCGTTGTATCATCAAACTCCCCAACCGTAACCCGCTTAGCTAAAACATCTAACTTTAGATCGGTTAACTCCTTAACCAGGGTTACTTTAGGAGTAGCCTCGCCCGAGGCCAGATCGCTGTAATAGCCCTGTCGTGCACGCTTAACCATCCGCGGACTTACACCCGCCGCTTCTAGCAGGTCAGCTAGCCTATCATCTGTCGCACTCATACTACTCCCCTTATAGAGTTTCGCCAGATACGTTCTGTAGTAACGATTCCATACCGCATTGCATCACAACAATGATCACCAACCTTGAGCGGAGCATCCTCGCCCTTTAAGGCTGCTTTAGGATCCCATACATACCCCGGGATCTCCTCTAACAGAGAAACACATTTCGAGCTAATCGTAAGCATGCCTTGACTCAAGAGACTAGCTACCCGGCGCAAACCGTACTTAACATCGTTGTTTGCTTTATGCAGGTTATGAACCCCCCGCACGAACATTTCACGAGTGAACGATGCTGCACTAGGATCGGGACAGATATAGTCGGGATCTATCTGATTAGTAACTAACCAGTCCTGTACCGCGTCTACTAGCTGAGAGTCTGTTAGTGGACTCTCTATGTACAGCTCATCGAAAATGTGCAACCCTTCTGGCCGTATCTCAATTGCCAGAGCGACGAATGGATTGGTTGTGCCGTAGTCAATTCCGATTACTACGTCAGAACCGCCTAGACGTTCCTTTTCCGTTACGTGTAAATCCGGATCGAAAACACCATAAATCGTGCCCTCTGCGACAACCCACAAACCATCAATGTACCGGAGTTTCCATAGCCCGGTATACTCTTTTGTTAGGTTCGTACGAAACTCCGCCGGGAGAAATGGATTATCATCTAAAATGAAGTGGAGTTGCAAAAGGTCAATACCCTCTGAATCGAGAGTAACTAAACCCTCACTACTCGAAAGGCGTGCGGTAGCCCTATCTATGTAAGACTTTTTCAACCAGTGATTAGGCGAATCCGGGTTAGTAGTTCCGAAAAATTGACTGTCACTCAGAGAGAGACGAGAGGTTAACATACGGAAAACGGACTCAGGCCAGGTACTAACCTCGTCCCCATACGCTCCTTGCAACGTAAGCCCTTGAATCTTACTTACTGCCAACTCATTGTTAGCACTGGCAATGTAGACAAGCTGGCCGAATAACCGAACCTCACCGGCACCCATATTAATTTTACAACGCCTAGGCCCAACCATTTTCTGTATTGGATCTAATACGTTACGCTTGAGCGTCCTCTCGGTTTTACCAAGCATTGCTAAGGGCTCATCGTTTTCTTGCTTTGCACATTCTCTAATAAACTGTAACCAGCGTAAGTCGGCACAAATGCTTTTGCTGGATCTGACCGAACCTTCCCATAAGTTTAACCGACGGGTAGCGTTAGCAACGCTACTCGCCTGAAAATCGGTCAGGGGTTTAATCATTACTTCTCACAAAGCTGGGAACAGTACCCTGTACCCCGTTGACACATTACATGAATCTCCATACCGCAGTGCTTACACTTCATCCTCGATATCATCTGCACTTGCCTCCTCGATTGTACCCAGCATTGAACCCAACCAAGCATCAATGTCCGATCCCTCGCCACGACTAGGCAGATTACTAACGCCTAATAGTTTGGACTGCTGTTCTAATGTAGCTAGTGCCTGCTTATGGGCGGGAATGTCCCCTTCCATTTCCGTTTCATAAACAGCGGATAGCAATCCCTCAAGTCTAGAAACTTGCAAAGCTAGTAGCTGCCGGGCAGGAACCTGTGTCACTTCCTGTAATGCTTCCTCGATATCCTTTTGCACTCGCCACGTAGGCTTAGAGTGCTCTTGATACTCCGGTATCTTCTCAACAATCTCCGCACTCGTGTAACCGGCACGGCGCAGCTCTACGGCACGATTCACCCGACTCTGGTGGGAGCGTCGCGTGTTCCCGAAGTTTCCGCTAACCATGAGACAAAGGGTATCACTCATCGTCGGTTACGGGGGACAGAACGGAGCCTAGGTCCCTTCCGTCTAGGAGGGTTACCCGGGCTACCCAACGGCTGAACGATGCCGCTGTAACGTAGCAGCGGACAGGCGTATCCCTCGGCAGGACAGTCCATAGCAGATCAGTCCAGTAGGGACCGTCAAGCTCCCACGTTTCTGGTTTAGAAATTCCTGCTATCCGAATACTCACGTAATGATACTTGAAATCAGCGCGGGGGCCAATACATGCCCACCCATTGAAAGTGTCGCCGTCTAATACTCTATCGACAACAACGGGCCAGCCTTCCGGTGGTCCGTATGGAATTGGCCAGTGAGTAGCAGGCCATTGTTGGAAGGCTAACGGCTTAGGGCTCATTTAAGAATGCCTCCTGAGATTTCATTAAGTAGAAAAGTCGGCCAGTTGTCATACTGTCTAATAGACGAAAAACAATGAAATGAATGCTCGCGCGGCCCAACAATACAAATTGACTTGCACCAGGCGACAGCCATTCCAAGTTCAGTATGCCGCCCGCCACGGGATAACTCCCCCGATGTAAAGAGTAGGAGCATATCTGCGACTTCCACATCAAAAGCATTTATCTCGGCTATCTCACCACAGACACTAATGTCAATCCGAACTCCGCCTATCCCGAAAGCTTGAACAACGGGGGGACGATCAATCCATCGCGAAGTAATGCTATGCCCGAAGGGGACGAGGATATCTCGAACCCCTCTCATTTCTTCTTTACGGGAGTAGTCCGCTGCCAGATAGATTTTCATTCTAACCTTCCGATGGTTTCCAGCAGGGGACGAGTTGCAATTGTAAGTCGCCACAATCCTCTGTTTTGTCGAAATCCGCCTGGAGACACTCTAACGTT